AGGGCTGAAGGTTTCCAAGTCTGGCCAACAGACCGACAGCCTCAAAGACCTCGTGGACGCGCTGCGGCTCGGGGCGCAGATCGGCGGCATGGTGTACGGTATCCCGCCGTCTGCGCAGGCGATACAAGCACCTCAAGCGGTGCCGGCCACACGCGCACCAATGCCGGCAATGCCACCCATGCCCCCGCGGATGAAATGGAAACTTGTCCCGGTGGATGACCCTTCGGAATCACATCCTGAAATCGAGCAGCCCTAAACCGACATGAACGGAATCCACGCACCCATCCGCATCCAGGGCAAGCTGTCACTTCGCGGTTCGTACTACATGCCCGGCGTCGATCTCACCGGGTGCGTGTCCGTGTTCGTGGTTCGAAACTTGGTCAATGGTCAGCCATCCGGGGCGGCTCGCCTCTCGGTTTCAAGCGAGGACGACGACGGGCAGTTGACGATTGGCGAGGTGGCATCGGCCAACACTTACGGCGGGAAGACGGTAGCCGCTGGCGATGGCGTTTTGACCATCGACCTCGACCCGGCGACAATCGAAGCCATCCCGGCCGGTACATACATCTACGCCTGGAAAATCATCTGGCCTGCCTCTGGCGGCTTTCAGCGCAAGACCCCAATCTCCTACGGCGCGTTCGTGCGCGAGGTAACGATCAACGAGGCATGAGCAACTCCACCGCAATTCTGGTTTTCGAATCAGCCGGCACGTTCCTGGTTTTCGGCGGTGGCCCACAAGGCCCAGCTGGACCGTCAAGCTCTGGCTCCGGTTCGGGCGATGTGGTCGGGCCGTCGTCGTCCACCGACAACACGCTGGCCAGGTTCAGCGGCACGACTGGCAAGCTTTTGCAGGGAGGGAACCTTGTCCTCGACGACAACGGGAACCTTTCTGGTGTTCGCTCCATCGCGCTGTCCAACGACGACGGCCAGTCGGTGACACTTTCGGTGGCCCGGTTGAATGGGAAAAACACTCTCGTTTGGTGATGAAAAACTTTCTGCTTCCACTCCTGTTCCTGAGCCTGTGTGCGAGCGCTCAGATTCAGCCCGTAGGCGTCGCGACCAACGTCATCTTCGCTCACCACGATCTCGTCATCTGGTCGGGCTCTGACTGGGTGATGCTGAACAAGGGCACGAATGGCCAGGTGCTGACGATGTCCGGGACAAACGTCGCATGGTCCACGCCGGCACCGTCGAGCGGAGGAGGCACCGGGCTCGTCACGTCCGTGTCAGTCGACTTCGAGGTGGATGGCGGCGAGCTGAATATCACCAACGCACTCGGTACCGGGCCGCTGGTTCGCCAGTCGGCGGCATCAGGCTCAGGAACCGTGACCAGCGTTGGGCTGGCGCTTCCGTCGATCTTCAGCGTGTCCGGAACTCCGGTTGAATCATCCGGCACGCTCACCGGCACGCTCGCCGCGCAGGCGGCCAACCGTGTCTGGGCAGGACCAACCACCGGAGCCGACGCGGCGCCGACGTTCCGCGCTCTTGTCGACGCCGACGTTCCAAACGACATCACGGTAGACCTGGCGTCCACCGCGACAGTTGCGAGCTCTGGGGACTCGGCAACGGGATTCTTTCCGTCTGGCGAGATTGAAGACGCACGGCTTCCATCAGGGCTCGCTCGCGATTCTGAGGTTTCTGCGACCTATGCGCCGCTGGCTTCTCCGGCTCTGACCGGCTCTCCAACTGTTCCAACGGCCAGCGCTGCTTCGAGTAATACGGTCGCCGCATCGACGGCCTATGTTGACAGGGCGGTTGCGCTTGGCGGCGGAGGCGGAGGCAGCTTCACGAACACTTGCGTTGTTGGCCAACAGACCACGATCGCGTTTAGTGCAGCCGATTCAACGACCTACTACGCGGCTGCCTCTAATTTTCGGACTGCTTTTTCAGAAGCAAGCGTCAGGGTTCCTATCAGCGGAACAATCATTGGTTACTGGGTTCGAGTGACGCGAACCGCTGCAACTGGAAGCTCCGAGGATGTCAACTATTACATTCGAGTGAATGATTCAGCCGACTACGGATCTACCGTTGACCAATGGGACGCCCAGTTCACGGAGGTTTGGTCTGGATCGCTTTCGGTTTCCGTGTCAGCTGGAGACATGCTGGCTTTGAAAATCGTAACGCCGGCATGGGCAACAAATCCAACAAACGCCTACGTCGTGTTTTATGTCGTGATTCAGTCGTGACCATCCACGGAAAAGAAGAGTCCAAACTTATGAAAAACCTACTCGCAATCGCACTCATCGCTTTCACCGCATTCATCGCGCTTCCGTCGTTTTCGGCAGTCACGCAATCGGACACCGTAGGCCTCGAATGGGATGCCGTGACGGAACCCGGGAAAGACGAGTTCGGAAATCCGGCAACGCTAAGTGGTTATAAAATTTACTTCGGGAAGAACCCAAGTGCATTCAGCCACGTTAAAGAAGTCCTACTTGTTACACAGACAACGATTGATATCCCGGAAGGAGGCAAGTGGTATTTTGTTTGTGTTTCAGTGAACTCTGATGGAGTTGAAAGTCTTCCTTCCGATGTTGTCGAATATTCGACTATTGGAGAACCCGGAACTCGCCCAGGAACGCCAACGCTTAGAATCGTCTCAGCCACCACAACGAAGGCGTCGACCGTGACGACTGTTGAGAATATCACGCTGGTTCCCTGAGCCAAAACCCAACTGATGCCGTACCGATGGACGCATGCCGCGAACTCGAAGCAAGAGGAGGAGTCCGATGAAACGGAACCCGTGGATCATCGCCTGGGCGAGTGTTCCAGCTGCGGTGCTGGCGTGCTGGTGGATTCTTGGAGGAATCTCCAGTTGGGTCGGTATACCGAAGCGCTTGGAGGTGCTGGAAGGGAATTACGGCGTGATGTCCAAGCGTGTCGACACGCTCACATTCGACGTGCAGTCCTTTCGCTCGGAGGTTTCTGCAACGTCCAAGCGGCAATCAGAAGACCTAGGCGAACTCATCAAAGGACAACGCGACATTAGCGCAGTAATCAATGTGATGCAGAGGGACGCGTCGGTGGCGTCGCGTGATTCGATTGCCTACGGCGAGAAGATCAAGAGCTTGCAGGTGGCAGTCGATTCACTCATTCAATCCAAGATGGAAGGAACGAAATGAAGAACAAGACCAAGAAACCAAAAAAGGCAGTGGCTCCGAAAACCGCTCCCGCTTTGAAGCCGACGAATTCGCCAGGGACAAAGGGCGGTCGGCGTCGCTTTGATTGACCATGCACCCACTGTTCCAGTTCCTATCCGGTCCATCCGGAAAGACGTCGACAATGCGCGTTCTAACGTGCGTTGTTGTTCTCACTGTGATGGGGACTTGGTCTTGGGTATCTATCAGCAAGAAAGAGCTTCAACCGATGGATCCCGAGCTGTCCCTGATGGTTCTGGGAAGCCTAGGGATCAAGGCAGCGCAGCGAGCATCTGAGGGAAAAGAAGCAGGAAAACCACCACACCATGATTGAACCAAAGCAAATCACCGTCAGTTTCGAACTCGGAGAACCGCAAGCTGTCACCGTCCGACCACTGAAGGTTTCGCAGTTTCCATCAGCGTTCCAGGCGTTCGACGCAGAGGACGAGTTGCGGCTTGTCGAGCTGTCCACCGGGATGCACGCCGGGTGGGCTGCCACTGTTTCCGTCGACTCCTACGGCGAGCTGGTGAACGCCATGCTCGAAGTGAACGGCACGGGTTTTTTCGCCTATGCCGGGCGGCGAATGATGTTCCGCTCGACAAAGGCCGCTCAGGAAAATCCTCGCAGCGCATCCAATGGCCGGAACACGTCGCCGACCTCGGCACGCGGGCTGGTCTGACCCCGCAGGAGACCGGCGAATGCGACCTCGAAACACTGGAGCAATGGGCGCAGGCTGGCGACAGGGCCGAGGCGCGGCGGATGCTGACTCTGGCCTCAGTCGTCCAGGTGGCGATGGCATCGACTCAGCACAAGGACAACGCGAAGGTGTTCCGGGAACTCTGTGACTCGCTGAAGGAACAGGCCGAAGACTATGGCGAACGTCGTTGAAATCATCCTGAAGATGGGCGGCGGCGCCCAGGTACAGGCCCAACTGAAGGGCATCCAAGCTGGGTTCGCTTCGGTGCGCGACGGGTGGCAGCAACTCACCGGGGCGCTTGCCGCGGCGGGTGTGACGACGGCGCTTCGGTCAATGTGGCGCGCTGCCGAGGAGGCCCGCGTTGCGTCGTTCCGCCTAATGACAGCGCTGGAGGCATCCGGTCAGGCTGCTGTTGGCGCTGCTGAAGGGATGTCCTCGCAGGCCGAGGCGCTGGAAAGCCTCACCGGCATCTCGGACGAAACCACGATGGCGGTGCAGTCGTTGCTCTTGTCGATGGGCGCGACGGCCAACCAAGTTGAACGGCTCACCCCGCTTGTTCTCGACGTCTCGGCGGCGATGGGGACGGACGCGCTCACTGCGGCGCGGCAGCTTGGCCAGGCGCTAGACGGCCAGGAGATTCAACTGGGCCGGCTGAACATCAGGGTCAAGACGTTCGACGAGCTGCTAGACGTGTTGAACAACCGGGTGCGCGGCCAGGCTGCTGCGCTCCTGCAAGCCAAGGGGCCGGCCGCTGAGTTGGGGGTGGAGATTGGCCGGCTGTCCGAAACGATTGGCGAGATGCTCAACCAGATGGCGAGCCCGACGCTCTCCGTTTTTGCTCGGTCGCTCGCATCAGCGAATCAGGCACTCAGCGGGCTGCTCGCCGTCTACAACCTGCCCGGTACAATCCAGGGGCAGATTGACGCGTCGGCATCCGAAGGGCTTCGGTCGACTCCCGGAGGCATCGGTACCGGCGACGAGGAAGGCCCCGCCATCGAAGCCGAACGCCAGCGCCAGGCATCCGCCGCCCAAGCGCTCCTGCAGGTGGAGGCCAACCTGAACAACCAGTATGCGTTTCGGCGCGCCCTCATCGAATCCGACCCGTTCATGGGCGAGGTGGAACGACAGGAGGCGCTGGCATCCGTCCTACGCGACGAGTTGCCCGTGTTGCAGGAACGCGAGGACTTGCTCCGTGCGGAGTTCGAGCGGCAGACCCGGGCGGACCCAGGCCGCACCCTCGAAACCACCATCGAGGCGGAGCGCCAGTTGACGGAGGCACAGCTTGAGCGGTTGCGCGCAACGGAGCGCATCGAGGCCATCCAACGATCTGGGACGTTCTCCGGAGCGCTGGCCGCCCGGGTGAACGAACTCCGCGACGCATTCGGCAACATGGCGGTTTCCATGGCGAACGTTGCATTCAACGTCGTCACGTCCGGGGTGGAAGGCCTGAGCGGCGCGCTCACGTCCATCATCATGGGAACGAAGACCGCCGCCCAGGCGTTCGCCCAGTTCGGCCAGCAACTCCTCACGACGTTCATCCAGCAGATCATCACGGCGGTGCTCTACGCCAAGGTGGCTATCCCGATCCTGACCGCCCTCGGCGTGCTGTCCGGTGGCGTCACTGCGGCATCTGGCGCGGCGGTGACAACGGCGGCGCTGTCGTCCGGCATGGCTGCGGCATCGGCGGCAACGTCCGGAGGCTTCGCCGCTGGCGGGTACACCGGGGACGGCCCCACCATGCAGGTGGCCGGCGCGGTTCACCGGGGCGAGTTTGTATTCCCTGCCCAGGCGGTGCGCCAGTATGGCGTCGCCAACCTCGAGGCGATGGCGTTTGGAGGGGGTGGGGAGTCGGGCGGTGAATCTAGCCCGATGCGCGTCGTGATCGTGGACGACCGGCGCGGCGCCCAACAGCTCATGCGGGATCCGCGCTTCAAATCCTTCATCGTCGACCTTTCGCGCAACGCATGATCTCGACGGCGTTCAACGGCTCGCCGGCATGGGTTCTCCCATACGCCCCAAACTGGGGCCGTTCGGTGACCCTGCGGGCGGCGGTGCCTTCCGAGTCGTCGCGCTCGCTCACTGGCCGGGAGATTCGCCGGGCGTTCGGCGCGTCGCTCCGGTGCGTGCTTCGCTGGGAAGCCTACCTGTCGCCCGCCGACCTGGCCGACCTGCGGAACGCGCTGGCGGATTACGCCGACGAGCCGGTGTTGGTTCCGGCATGGCCGCTCGTGACGACGGGATCGACATGGCCGGGGCCGGTGGTGGGCGGGCCTTCCGTTGGGTTCACGGACGATTGGTCCACGTGGGACCTGAACCCCGACGATGCAACCGACTGGGAGTATGTCGGGCCGGTGCTCGTTGGAAGGCTGACCGTGGAGCTCCCATCCCTGCGCACGCCCGGTGTCGCGATGGTGAGTTTTACGCTGGAGGAGGACGGCTCAGCGGAATGGGGGCTCAACCCCCAGGCGGTGACATGGGCCACCGGGCCGGCGCTGAACGACTCCAGCACGCCAACCGTATTCCCGCTTCCGATCGGTTGGCGGATGCAACCGCGCTCCGGGCCCCCCCAGGTGGAGATCACGCGGAGGACATTCGGCAGTGCGCCACGCACCCGGGCTGCCTCCTACTATCCCCAGACGGCATTCATCCCCGTCGAGGGCTCCGTCGACTGCACAACGCCCAAGGAGGTGGCCGCCCTACTCCGCTGGTGGCAGGACCGCGCATCGTCCACCCAGGCGCACTACGTCACGACGGTTGCCCACGTGACCGACGTAGCGGCGGACGTTTCAGCGGGAGCAACCACCATCACCGTGGCCGATGCGGCCGCGCTCGGGGACTACCGGTTCCTCGCGATCGACAACGGGGAACACGTTCAATGGGTGCGCGTCGTTTCCATCGCTTCCAACATACTCACGCTCGCTTCGGCCATCACCTACGCCGTGAGCGCTGGGGCTGCCACGGTATCGGTGGCTGTGCTCGCCCGGCATGCAGCGGAGGATATCGAGCTTTCGTTCGATCGCCCTGGCTTCGCGTCCGCCCGCCTATCGTGGGAGGAGCTGGCGGAGGAGTACGTCGTTGGATCAGGCGAAACCCGCGGAACCACGCTGGGGGCCGGGACGCTGCGGGCCTGGCTCTACAAGATCACGGTCGACCGGCTTGGCACTCTCACCACCTACCGGCGAACGTCCTATGAGCGGGACATCACGATCGGTGCCGACACGTGGGCGGCGGCGCCGATCTCGCACGGATCGTTCTCGCGCTCTATCCGACTGGACCGTGACGAGATGGTGCTGGAGGCGCGCTCGGAGGCGTGGGCCACCGTGTTCCTTCCGGGAAACCTGACGGCTCGGGTGACGGTGGACGTTTACGAATGCGACGTGTCGGGCTCGACGGGTTCCAGCGTCGTGCAGCGGTGGAGTGGCGAGGTGACCGGCATCTCTTTTGACGGGCCTTTCGTGGCAGCCTCATGCCGTGGCCCGTACTCGGTTTTCGACCGGCCTGTTCCGCGCATCGTGATTCAACCGGCCTGCAATCACACCGTCTACGATGGCGGCTGCGGGCTCTCGGCCGCGACGTGGACGTTTACGGCAGCGGTGAACGCGACGGCGACGGCGAACACGGTGACGCTCAAAACATGGGCGCGCACTGCTGGCCTCCCAACCGGCTGGGGGTTCGCTAACTATTTCGCTCTGGGCTACCTATCACGGGGCACAGAACGGTTCCTGATTCTCTCCTCGTCCTCCGTCTCTGGTGGACTCGTCACCCTGACACTCGACAGGGCGGCGACGTGGACGGAGGACGAGGGGGTTTCAGTTGTTCCGGGGTGCGATGGCATGCCTGAGACGTGCAAGGCCTACGCCAACCCGGCGAACCTTCGAGGGAAGTTCAACAACTTCGGAAAGTTCCTTGGGTTCCCATTCGCTCCGTCCAAGAATCCATCATTCGCTCCGGAGAAGCGGAGCACCTCAGCCAATGGCAAGAAGTGACGCCGAACTGGACCGGCTCGAAGCCGCCGCCGCCGCGTGGGTGGGAACCCCGTGGTGCGACAACTCGGGCACGATTGGGGCCGGTGCGTGCTGCCATCGGTTGCTGGCTGCGGTCTACGTCGCGGCCGGGTGGCTCCCTGAGTTCGATCTGCCTCGCGGGATCTCCGGGCACGCTCGCGGGAATGATCGTCCCGTCATGCTTGAATGGTTCCGCACGGCCGGGGACCGCTGGTTTGAGGAGGTGCAGGACGTTCAAACCGGCGACGCGCTTTTGATTCACGTCGGGCACGCTCCGCACCACCTCGGGCTCGCGCTTCGAGACGGGCGGGTGCTTCACGTGTCGACTCGGCAGGGGGTTCGAATCATCCAATCCGGCGGCCAGTGGCTCAGGCTGCTGGCGCATGCGTTCCGCCCAAAAACCGTATGAGCACCAAAGGCTCCGGCAAACCGACCGAGATCAACTCCGACACCATCGAGGACGAGGAGTTGGCCACTCATCAGGAGGCGATCCCGATTCCATACCTGGCCGGCTCCCAGATGCTCGCGGTTCGCTGGATTACCCCGGCGCTCGACCGCGTCGCGCGGCAGGCACCCGAAGACCGACCCGGAAAGAAATAGATCATGAAAGCCGTCGCCGAAATCCTCGAACTTCCAACCGCTCAACGCCTGGTGTTTCGATGCCCTGGGTGCAAATGCTCGCACGGGGTGAACGTAAAGTTGAAGAACCAAGCACAGGGTCCCTTGTGGTCATGGAATGGGTCCTTCGACAGGCCCACGCTCTCACCTTCGATCATCGTCACCTATGAGCCCCACCCGCCACCGGACAGGCCGAAAATCTGCCACTCATTCGTGATCGACGGTCAAATCCGGTTCCTCGCTGATTGCAAACATAAGTTGGCAGGTCAGACGGTAGACCTTCAACCGATCGACGAGTGACCTATGGGAAGCGGAGGCAAAGCAGGTGGCGCCGGTTCGAAGTCGTACGACTATTACGGCACCGTAGTGGGCGCGATCTGCTGGGGTCCGGCGCATACCCTGCAAGCGCTCATCGTGGACGGGAAGCAGGTAGTCACCGGCCCTGTCACGCTATCGACCGCCGCCACCGATCTAGACCTCGACCCAGGCGCCGACGCGTTCCTCGACAGCGGCGGGCGGATCACGGTCTACCGGGGTGACCAGACCTCATCCGATGCGGCGCTCGACGGCCACCCACCCTACGCCGGCCTGTGCTACGTCGTCGCGGTGGGCCTGCTGTTCGGCCGCGAACGCACGACTGCGCCAAACGTCCAGGCCATCGTTTCGCGGCTCCCCCAGGCCGACACGTCGCTTTGCCCGGCGCTGGAGAACATCTTCACCAACCTCGACGGAGCGTCGAAACCGCAGACATCGAGCCAGGTGAACCCCGTCGCGGCACTCGTCGAGCTGCTCACCTCACGGCATGGGCTCGGGATGCCCGTGGGAGCGCTCGACACCACGTCGTGGCTCGCAGCCTCCGCGTGGGCCTACCACTCCGACCGGCGCTCCTACACGTTTTGCTCCCCATCGTTCACCGGTCAGACGGACGCCCGGGGCGCCATCCGGACGTTGCTGGAGATGATCGATGCCACGCTCTACTGGACAACCACCGGGACGCTCGCCATTGCGCTACTCAAGCCCGGCGTGACGCCCGGCTCCCCGCTCACCATCGACGCCCGCCACATCACCGCCCGGCATCGCCTTGAGGCTCCTGGGCTCGCGGACGTGCCGACCACGACCCTTGTCCGCTACAGCGACCGGGACCGGCAATGGAAGGAAAGGGAGCAAAAGGCCGACAACCTCGTTGCCTTGGGGCTGCGTTCTGGCGTGTCTCAAGTGCAGACCGTCGACCGGCCCCACATCACCGGGGCCGACCAAGCGGCGCGCCACGCGGCTGAGATGTCGCTTCGAGCCTCACGCCCCATCGGCTCCGTGGAGATCACCGTGCGGCGCCCCATCGTCGAGGGGCTGCACCCGGGGGACAAGGTCCTCGTCGACATCGACCCCGAGCCGGGCGGCAGCGGGCTCGCGCAACTGTGCGTCATCGAGGAGATGGAGGAGAACGCGGGCGGACCCGTTCGAATGGATCTCCGGCCTGATACGATGGTGACGGCGACCACCTACTCACCCGAATGGACCGTCGAAACCCCGCAGGATAATTCATGCCCGCCCATCGACGAGGCTAAGGCCATCGTGATTCCCCTTCCGTCGCCAGTGTGGCCGACCCCATCGGTGGCCGTGCTCGCCACCCGACCGCGCTCCGATGTCGTTGGGTTCCGAGTGTTTTACAGCCCCGATGACGCGGACTACGCGGACCTCGGGTTGCAGTCCGGGTTCTCGGTTCGTGCGGCGCTGAAGGCCGGAACCGAACTGGAGACCGACGCGGACGAGGTGACGCTCACCCTGCCGGACGGTGACTCTGGGCCTGACGCCTACCTCGCCGGGCGATACCCGACGACCGATGCCGGAACCCAGGCGGACGAGTTGTTGCTGGTCCTGGCCAACGTCTCAGGCGGCGAGGTGGTGATCACGAACGGCGAGCCGGAGATCGAGATTTGCTCGATTCAATCCCGCGCCCTGGACGGCTCAGACATGGTTTACACCATCGCCCGGGGGAGGCTCGGCTCGCTGGTGCGGGAGTGGGACGACACGGCTTCGTGCTGGATTCTCCCGAGCGTGTCGCTTGAGGCATGGACCCACCCCGGCATCGCCGACCAGATCGAGACCGGGGCCGCCGGCTACCTTCACCTCGTGGCGTACACCGCCGAGGACACCGACGACAGCAGCCCAATCCCTGAGCTGACGTTTTTGATGCCGGGCAACGCTGACCCGGCCCCGGTTATCGCATGGACGGCTCCCAGTGACTCGGCGGCGGCGACGGACGGCAATGGGCTCTACGTGCCCGCCTTCACGGTGACCGACCTCCAGGGGGACCTCGTCGACGTGCAGCTCACCAGCCAGGACACCGATGGGAACATGCGGCTGTGGGGTCGGTGGCCAATCGCCCCGAGCCGGTCCTGGGTTTATGCGACGGCTGCCGGGGATCCTGTGGTGATGCCTGCCGCTGGCGTCTACCGGTTGACGGTGACGGCCACCGACCGGCGCGGCTCCGTGACATCCTCCACGCGCACGCTTGAGCGGCTCGCGGTTAGCGGCGGGGATTCCATCCCGGCCCCGAGGTTCGACCCGCCGTCAGGGCATCGGTTCTACCGGCAAGACGGGGTGAACATTTCGCGGACGGGCACGGCGGACCGGATCGAGTGGCAGCTCTCGCCTCCCGGCACGGTGGCTCCCCAGGTGATCGGCGGCGGTGACCCGCTGCCCAGCGGGTGGACTCGCGTCGACCTGTCCACCGCGAACCCCGCGACGCCGGTTCTTCGGGCTTCCGCAAGGCTCTGGGCGCGGGCCGGGGACGGGACCAACTGGAGCGGGTGGGTGTTCGCGGATTATGAGAGGACGCAATGAGCTGGTGGCACACAGAATCACGTGAAGACCAAGCCAGGAGAATCCGGCAGCAAGACGACATCCTCGCGGGCTGGGCCGCTCGCCGCGCTGCTGGTGAGACTCCAAGCCCTCAGCGACGCAATCCACGCCGAAAGGCTGAGAAGGTGGGACGCGGAGTATCCGCCCGGCCACGGGGACCGGGAGGCGCGAAGGCCGAAGCTCAGCGCAAGTCTAGCGTTGTGAAGTAGCGGGTCGAGTCGTCGACGTCCCGCTCTGTTGTGTGGTGGCCTGTTGGATCTTCAAGGCACCCGCTCGACAGGTAGTCGATTCGCTCGTTGTGCTGGTTGTAGACGCGGTGAAGTGTCGAGTGAACGTAGCGTTTCGCGGCTGCCAGCCTGGGACCGAGCATGGCGGCGAGTGCGGCGATGATTGCCGTGGCCGTGAGGAGTTGCAGGAGTTTCATCGGCACCCCCCGCACCGGCTGAGCGGTCGACGCTCCAGCTCCCGCCCCTGCGCATCGACGATGACCCGGATAGCGACAGGCTGACCGCACTCCGAACACTCCCCACGGGCGGCACGTCGGGCTCTGACGGCGGCTTGGCGGGGGGCTGACTTGGGTTTTGGTTTCATTGTAGTGCCTTTCGGATTGGTAGATGCGTCGATGGTGGGTTACTTGGCGGGACCGATTACCCCACCGCTTCCGATGGTTCCGGCTGTCGGTTTTGCGACCTGCTTAGCGGTATAAGTTTCGCCGCATCCCGCGCACTGCCAAAACCCGCGAGTGATCATATGGAGGGAGTGATTGCCGGAGTGCGATAGGCCGCAGCGGGCTGTTGTGGTTTGGGTTTGCTTTGTGGTTTTTGAGTTCATCGGGTTCTCGCTTTCGACGTGCCCAACCTAGCCAACCGCATCCCGTGTGTCACTCTTTTTTTGCGTGACTCAACCGATTCATTGCAACCCGTTGTGAATGAGCCTAGAAAAACCGCACCGTGGACCTTGAATCCATCTTCGCGTTCGTGCTGGTGCTTGCAGCGCTGGGCCTTTACACGGGCCTTCCTTCCACCTTTCGGGCCTCAAAAATCAGGTTTGGCGATTTGCCTGATCACACCAGAGGCAACCTCCCGCCGCCTGCGGACATCTTCGTTGCTCTGGTCGCAATAGAACATGATCACTTCTGTTCCAAGCTCCTCCATTGAAAGGCCGACAGCAGCGGCAGCGGCTTTGATTCCACGTTTCATTTCTGCCGGAACTCGAAGGTTCAGTTGTTCTAATTCGTTAGGCATGACGCGGTGAAAATGGCTTCATTCCTAGGAATGTCAACCCTGAGACGTTGACGTGATTTCTAGAATCCTCTAATTCTGAGCGCGTCACATGAGCAACCGACTTCAGTTGAACGTGGAAGTGCCCCGAGCAATTGCCTCGCGTTTGCGAGCTGACGCGAGGCGATCAGGGCGAAGCCTAAACGACGTGGCTACAACGATCTTTGCCGACTTCCTGAACGGCTGGACAACCGAGGAACGCGGCAAGTTTTACGCTCAGTTTCAGCCGAAAGGCTCAGGCCGTCCGGTTGGTCGTTCCAAGAAACGCAATGGGGTGAAGACCCCATCCGGAGCGAAAGCCGAGGTGGTCGCGTGAACCTCCTCCCCATCGTCTACATCATCCGCGCGCTCTGCAAATGGCGGCGCATCCGGATCCACTCCTGGCTCGCACCCCGCGAGCGGCTCGCCTGGCGATTGGCAGTCCTGGGCAAGATTTCGTTTAACCGTTCCGACAGGCTTTTTCGCTGCATGCAGCGAGTACGGAAGGGGGACGCATGAGTGAGGTGATTATCACTCTGGGATTTGCGCTTGTCGGTTTCGGCGTTCTATCCGCCCTCGCCACTGCGTCCCGTCGCTCGGAGCAGTGGCTCGCAGCGGAGGACGACGACGGCATCCGTGGCGCATGGTGGCGCCAGTCAGCTTCCTCGGCCCCGCCCAGCTTCGACGGCGGCGCGTTCATGGGTTCCGCGCATGGTGGGGCCGAGGTTCATTTCGATAGCGTCGGTTCTCGCACATACGTGACCCAACAGGGCGTTGTGCTGGAGGCCGAAATCGTCGGGCCGAACCTACTCCGGATCGTTGGTCCGATCACATCTCCCAAGGGCACCCAGCCGACACCTAGCAACCCATCCGCATCCCATGCCTGATGGACAAATAGGCGGGGCTTCTTTTCTCACTCACTCAAAACCCATGCCTTCCTACAGCACCCGAACCGGCGCCGGCTGGTTCATGCGGAGGGCGCTTCATCACTCGAAAAACCCAATGAACACAGCACCAACCACACCAACGAACGCCATAAGTATCGCAGAAATCATCGCCAAGTCACCGGACCCGGTGAAGGCCATCGCCGACCTCGGCGCCATGCTCGGCAAATCCCAGATGCTCGGACCCGTCGACCGGGTAGAGATCGGACAGGTTGCCGTGATGGTCTGCGCGACCACCGGCATGAGCATTGCCGACTTGCTCCGCACCTATTCCATCCAGTTCGGGAAGCTCGTCAAACTGAACGACGCAGCGGTGGCTGAGTTCCGAAAGGCCGGTGGCGTCATCAAATGGTCGGAGGACGGCAGCGACGGCAAATCCGCCCGCGCTGTTTTCACTCTCGGCGAGGACTCCGCGGAAGCCTCCTGCACCGTCGAGAAGGCTGCGAAGGCGGGGTGGACACGAAACACCAAGTGGGCCACTGAACCGACCTCCATGCTCCGCGCCCGGGTGACGAAGGACGGGATCCGCCGCATCGCCCCGTGGATTTTCGCTGGAGAGTACGACGAAGACAGCGTGCCCGATGTCGCGATTGACCCGGCCACCGCTGCCGCATCCGCCGCCCGCACTGCTGCTGCACCGACCCCGGCCCCGGCTCGCGGAATGGATTTCGGAGCCATGTCCAAGGCGTTGGAAGAAGACAGGGCGGCGAAGGCGAGAGTTGCGGAAGCATCGAAACCGACTCCGGCACCAGCGACCACGCCGGCACCTGCACCGGCACCGGCTGCGGCAACGCTCTCGCACGAAGTCCAAGGGCAACTCGTCGCGATGCTCGGCGAGGCCAACCTCCCACACGCTCAGGCGTGGCTCATCTCAGTGGGTTGGCTGAAGGCCGGCCAGTCCATGGAGGAACTGCCTGAGAAGCACGCCCGCGCCATGCTCGCGAAACCTGACGCTGTGAAGGCTAAGCTCGCCGAGTTCATAGCGAAAGGCGGCGCGAAGTGAACGCACTCATTCTCTCGGGCGCATCCGATGTGGCCATCTTGCTGGAACCATCGGCAATTGAGCAGCGCGACGCGGCAATCAGCTGGGCACAGACCGTCACGGCGGTCGATTCACCGGAGCAAATGGCCGATGCGGTGGCTAATTACCGCGAACTCAAAGCCGTCAGGAAAGGCGCGGAGGAAAGCCGGGTGACCGTCAAAGCGCCGGTGCTGGCTCTCCAGCGAGCGATCGACGAGCAGGCGAAGGCATTCATGTCGCCCGTGGAAGTCGAAATCCAGCGACTCGACAAGCTCATCACGGCATTCGAGAGGCGGCAGGAAGACGCACGCCGGAAGGCCGAGCAGGAGCGGCAGGCGTTGCTGAAGAAGGCAGCCGATGAAGAGGCGGAGCGACTGCGGAAGATCGAGGCGCAGCGACAGGCCGACCTGAAGGCCGCGATGGAGAAGGCAGCGGCGGAAGCGGCACTGGCCGACCCGCTGAGCGATGGACCGGCACCCGCGGCGGTGGCTGTCGCGACCGCCCAGGTGGATGCGGTGGCCGCCAAGCAGGCGCTCGCCGTGGTGGACGAGGCCCGCGCCGCCCGAGTGAACGCAATCACGACCACGGCGCCAGCTCTGGTGACCGCGAGGCCGGCCGGGATGTCGACGCGACGGGAGCCCAAGTTTCGGGTGACGGATGCGCTGGCGTTCGCCAACTCGCGCCCCGACCTCGTCACGATCGAGCCCAAGACGCGGGAAATTCTGGCGGAGATCCGGAAGCGGCCAGAGTTCGAAGGCGAGGCGCCGGGTGGGCCTGGGATAGTCATCTGGTGGGAAGGAAAGGTGGTGGTGAAATGAGCTATCCAAAGATCAACATTGCAACACTCCCCAACCGCTCACTCGCCGAGTTGTGCATGGTAGCGAACACAGACGCCGACCCTGTCTCGGCTTTCTGGATTGGCGCCGACCGAGAAAGTTCCGAAGGCGTTGTGCTTGTGGTGCGAGGAAATGAGTTGGCAAACGATGTCACCAAGCTTTTGGAGGCATCCGGAATCTACCGACGCCGCCCGATCGGTCCGGAGAACGGAGGCGCGAAATGATCCCGCCAGTCCTTAGACCTTCGAGTCTTCCCGCGCTCGCCAGGTGCCCCTGCTACGCACCCGACCAATCGGAGGGCGAGGAGCAGAAATCGGACGGCACCAAGCGGCACACCGCCCTCGGCAAGTACCTGGCCAACGATCCGACGTGGCGCGCCGACCTAGGCAGCGACTGGGACGCGGGCGGGGTGGAGTGGGCCGGCGAGTATATCCGGATGCACGCCCCGAGCGGCTACGCGCTGGACATCGAGATCCCGCGCACGATCACGCTGGAATGCTTCAAGACGCTGAAGGGGACACCCGATGTCACGGCGGGGCCGGTGATTTTTGACCTGAAGGGGCGCGACATCGGCAGCTACCGCGAGCAGATGGCGGGCTATGTCCTCCTGTGCGATTGGATGTCCTCACCCGTTCACGTTCTCTATGCAACGGAGCGCCGGGCCGAGGTGTTCCGGATGGACCGTGAGGAGGCCGAGCAAGTCGTCAACACCATCGCCGAGGCGGTGACCGATACGGAACGCACGCCGAACGTCTGTGATTACTGCGGATGGTGTGCCAACCGGCCAGTGTGCCCAGCGTTCAACGCAACCGGACGTTCCGCCGCCACCGCGCTCGGCCTGTCGGTGCCTACAGGGAACATCGAGGACATCACCGACTCGGACGGGCTGCGTGATCTGAAGATCGCCGCCGAAGCGGTGGCCGAGTGGGCGAAGTCAGCGAACCAGCACGTTCGCGAAATGGCCTTCGAGCGTGGCGTTGTGCCGACCGGCTACCGCATCGGCCAAAGGAAGGGCGCGGCGAAAATCGAGGACACTTGGGGCGCGCTCTCAGCGGCAGGCATCGCGCCCGAGCGGGCAGCATCAAAGCTCGCCATCAAGTTCGGCGACCTCGTCGAACTCTACGCGGCAGATCACGACCTCAAAGAGAAGGCCGCACGCACCGACTTGGAGGCCCGTCTCGGCCCCATCCTGCAACGCGGCGCAACCATTCAAACCCTCATCGACCGCTAACCCACCGAACCCATGCCAGTATTTAAGGACCAAGAAAACAAGACGTTCAAACTGTTGCCACCGGGTGACTACGTCTTTCGCGTCAAAACCTTTGAGTCAGGACTTCAGACGGGAAGCGGGAAGACCGCAGGTTCCCCGTTTTGGGAACTCCAGATGGAGATTGAAGGGCACGAATGCACCGTGTTCGAACGGCTCATCGACCACGAGGTTTGCGACTACAAGATCGACACCTTCTTGAAGTCCTCCGGAGTCACGGTTCCGAAGGGCACCGCGTTCGAGTTCGACCATCAGGCCGCCGAAGCGTCCGGCGCCGTTCACATCGACATTATCGGCCTGCGTGGTTGGTGCTCCCTACTCGTCGACGAGTACCAACCGACCGGAAAACCGGAGAAGCAGAAGCGCAACAAGGTGGCCTGCTTCCACACCAACAAGCCGAAGCTTCCACGCCACGCCGAGACACCGGCCACCACACCGGAGCCCGATCCACTGGCCGATCCATTGGGCGACGGCGGGCCGTTCTGATTCACCCACCAACCACCAACCACCAACCACCGACATGAAAACCAAAGAGTTGCTCAAAGAAATCGTCGCGCTGTTAGACCAAAGGCAAGGCGCGGCGCTTAAGATTCAGCTTGTCGCCAAGATCGCCGAACTCATGGCCCACGTTAAAGCGAAACCCGAAATCCCGGGAGATGTTCTTCAGGAGATACCCAATAAATACAGAGGCTTAGTGTTGAATGCGTTCGGCTTGTTCCTGCTGCAAGCCATGAGGGAATAACCACCACACCAACCACATGAAACAAGAAACACCACCAACCGCGCTCGCGCTTGTCACGAAGAAGGTTGAACCGCCACTCACAAAAAAGGAGCTGCTTAGAGCAACCGCAATTGCGATGCAAAAGAAGCAGCGCGAAGCATGGAGCCTTGCTTCCAAAACGAGAGAGAAGAGGTACGAAAGCCTTACTCGGATCGCAACGGCGCTGGCGAAAAAGCAGATGCCTAGCGCAAAGGTCGTAGTCAATAACGTCCATTACGAAAAGTACGACCTCGAAGTGATTTTCACGGTTACCGTGGAGCGCAAGCACCCGGACATTGCCGCAGCCATTGCGGACTATCAGGCAATCAAACTGCCTGACCTTGAAGGCGAGGACGCGATCTATAAGCGGCTCCAAGAAGCGTCCAAGGCACCAGAGCGCATCATGGACATGCTGAAGGATGACAAGTTCCTCAAGAAGCTCGCGGAGGCCGGCGAGAAGATGCTGGAGAAGCCAACAGAAACGGACAAGGCAACCGCAATTTCAGTCTGAAAACCAACCACATGAAAACCCCAAAAGTAACGAGCAAGAAGGAGAAGAGGTATCTTCGCTACGATCTCAACCACGACGAGATTTTCGCCGCTGGAAAGGAACAGGCCGACGTTCACGGCGAGCTTGTGAGAACCGAAGCTGACAAAAAGCGAATCACTTCCGAGTTCACCGCCAAGGTTGAAGGATTGAAGGCGCGGCTAGGCATACTGGCCGATAAAATCTCCACCGGATACGAACACCGGGATCTTACTTGCACGGTTTATTTCGACATGCCGCAACCGAACAAGAAGACAATCATCCGGGACGACAACGGGGAGACCGTAGCGGTGGAGGAAATGACGGGCTTCGATATGCAGCGGGACTTCTTTGCGGAACAGGAATCACTCCCAAGCTGACCTATGGCGCTTCCAACCCATGCAATCAGCATTCGCCAGCCTTGGGCGTGGCTGATTATCCACGGCGGAAAGGACGTTGAGAATAGGACTTAGCCAAGCAAGTTCCGGGGTCCTGCTCTCATACACGCCGCACAGAAGATGACTCGGCGTGAGTATGATTTTGTTGCCTACATGACCGAGTGGAATCACGGGATCAAGATCCCTCCATTTGAAGAACTGAAACGCGGCGGAATCATCGGCCAAACCGAGATTGTTGGGTGTCAGTATTGGCACTCGCAGTGCTCAAAGTGGCACGAAATGGACCTTTTCGGGTTCTACCTGAAGAGCTCCACACCGCTGGATTTCATCCCGTGCCGCGGGGCGCTTTCGTTCTTCAAGCCTAAGATCCCGTGAAAAAACCGTATTACCAATTCATGCCTCCAGAGCTTCCAAGGCTTGAATCTGATGTTGTCAGGCTCAGGTTGCAAAACAACCCAAACAGAGAGCCTGTTGGTCCTCACACGGGAAGGTGCGAGCATTGCGGAAGCGATAACCTTTGGGACGACAACCTGGCTTACGGCTGCAACTCATGCGGTGCGTTGCTTGGAAGCAATTAAGCTCCCGTGAACCTCCGCCCATACCAGCAAGAAACCGTGCGCGCCGTCGTCAAGGACACCGAAGCCAGTAACCCGCTTAGCGACTGACATGGAAACCACCCCCACCATACCGAGAGCCTTCAAGTTTGGTGATGAAGTGACTTGGACGCACTGCCTGCAAAAGGCCGTTCCATACAATTCACAATGCGAACCGGAAAAATCGTCAAGCTAGGCAAAAACTCGGCTCTCTGTAAGCGGTACAGAGTTGCGCCGGAGTGAGTGAGCTTCGACCGACTCCGGCACGCTGGGTGTCAATCTGAGCTTACTGATCTGGTGATGGGGTTGGCTTCTAAGCCTATCTCTCCAAAGTCGTGAACCTCCGCCCATACCAGCAAGAAACCGTGCGCGCCGTCGTCAAGGGATGGTCGGATCCCGGCGACGGCGACCCATCCCGGCAACTCGTCGTTGTCCCAACAGGCGGCGGGAAAACCGTCATCTTCGCCAAGTTGGCCGAGGTGAAGCAGGGGGTGGGGCAGCGCACGCTCATCCTCGCCCACCGGGAAGAACTCATCGGCCAGGCGGTGGACAAGATCCGCGCCGCCACGGGCATCGAGGCGTTCGTGGAGAAGGCCGAACGACACGCCCCCCGCCATGCGTCCGTCGTGGTGGCAAGCGTGCAGACTCTTACGCGCTCCGCACGGCTGGAGACCTGGGCGGAGAATCACTTCGGCCTTGTGGTTTGCGACGAGGCCCACCACGCAATCTCCCCATCGTGGCGCACGGTGCTCTCCCGGTTTGACCCTGTAGCGGATGTCGTTGGGGTGACCGCAACGCCTGATCGGGGGGACAAGAGGAACCTCGCGGAATACTTCACCTCGTTGGCCTATGAGGTGCGGCTGGTGGACCTCATCAAAGACGGTTACCTGTGCCCCATCACCATCCGAGCGGTGCCCCTGGAAATCGACATCCGGGCCGTGCGTTCCGTGGCCGGCGATCTCGACGCGCAACAGATCGGGGACGCGCTGGAACCGTACCTCACCCAGATCGCCCGAGCGTTGAAGCAATACGCGGCGGGCCGGCGCATCTTGGCGTTCCTCCCGCTCATCGCCACCTCGCGGAAGTTCGTTGAGGCCTGCCAGGTGGAGGGGCTGCGCGCCGAGCACGTGGACGGCAGGGATGAAGACCGCGCCGCCAAGCTGGGCGCCTTCGAACTCTGCGAACACGACGTCCTGAGCAACGCGATGCTGCTCACCGAGGGCTACGACGACCCCGGTATTGACTGCGTCGTTGTGCTCAGGCCCACGAAGTCACGCAGCCTATATGCCCAGATGATCGGCAGGGGCACCCGCACGCACCCCCTCAAATCGAACCTCCTGATTCTCGACTTCCTGTGGATGCACGAACGCCACTCGATCGCCCGGCCCGCCTCACTCGTGGCCCGCGACGACGAGGAAGCGGACATGATGCAGGCCATTGCCAATGAGCGTGAGGAGGCCGGGCAAGGCGGCGGTGAGGACGGGCAGGACATCCTCGATTTGCAGGGTGACGCCGTGGCGCAACGGGAGGAGAGCCTGAAGAAGAAGCTCAAGGAGCAGGCCGGGAAGCGTGGGAAATACATCAGCGCCGACGAGTGGGCAGCGGAGCACGACCGGACCAGCCTTGCGGATTTCCAGCCGGTGTTCGCGTGGGAAGAGAAGCCAATCACTGAAGGGCAAGCCCGAGTCCTTAAGCGCGCACACATCGACCCGGAAACCGTCCGTGGGCGCGGCCATGCGTCGCAGATCATTGACGCCGTACTCGGCGACGTTGCGAAACAACGATGCAGCGTCGGGCAGGTGGCTCTGCTCCGTCGTATGGGGCACCCATCCCCGGACACGGCAACCGTGGGTGAGTTCCGGAAAATGATGGGGCAGATGAAGGGAGCAAAACAATGACCCGCCTCCCCATCACCGACCTCATCGACTGCGCCCGCCGCGAGCTGGAGCTTCGCCGGAAATGTTACCCCGGATGGGTGAGACAAGGGCGGATGGTTCAGGCGAAGGCTGACCACGAAATCCAGTGCATGGAGGGAATCATGGAGAGGCTGAACACGTTCCGTTTGGTGAATGAATCGGCGGTGGAGATGAAGGAGAATGGGATTTTATTATGAAACGAATCGCACTATTCGGACTCGTTCTTGCCCTGTCGGCATTCGCCGCCGACGCGCCACGGCCATCGGCTTCGATGTCCGCCGCTCAGAACATCCGCGGGCAAGTCGGCGTGATGATTGCGGAGGTGGAGGACGCGCAAGGCTGGGAGCAAGCATCGCTAGACAATCTCACAGCCCTGGAAGCGGAGGTGGGGGCGGTACAGAAGACGGTTCAGGCGCTCGCGGATAAGATTCGACGCTCGCAGGCGGACCAGATTGGGCGGGTTACGTCGTTGGCGACCAAGGCGCAGTTGCTCCGGGAGGAACTGGCGGCAATCGACAGGATCATTGCGAAGCTGGAGGTGGCGCCGTGAAAAAGCTGTCCTTCGAAACCGCCAAATGTCGCCACTGCGGGAAGGACTTTCGGCGAAATGCAAAAGCCAGCCGGAAGGCGCAATCGTGCGGTTCAGCGAAATGCACAAAGCTGGCCAAGCTCCTGCGGAACCCTGGAAAGCCGGTTGGATTCGAAGGCATTCCGAACTCTCCGAGCGAGTACCGGGCAATGATTGATTACCACGGCAGTTATCAGTCATGAACCTACTCGCCCGCGCCCGTCACTACATCGAGAAGCTACCCGGCGCCGTGTCTGGGGACCGTGGTCATGATCGGACACTCACCGTGGCGTGCACGTGTGTCAGGTTTGACCTCTCCGACGACGAGGCGATGGGGCTGCTGCGCGAGTTCAACGCCCGATGCGCCCCCGCGTGGACTGAGAAAGAGCTGCTCCACAAGCTGCACTCGGCACGTTCGAAGGCAGCGGCGGAACGCGGCAAGCTCGCCACATCCTCAGGCAACAGGCCGGAGCGCCGAGAGGCCCCACCGGCACCATGGCGACCGCTCGCCCCGGTGTTCGCCTCGCCCGCCGCCCCGCCCGTCGTCTGCCCGCCCGCCGCGGCGATGGACCTACCGGAACCCATCGAACGCGGTGCCGTCGAGCTGCTCCGTGCGCTCTACAAGCCCGAGGAGCACCTGCGGATCGTCCAAGCCTACATTGACGAGCGGGACGACCGGGAGAAGCCGCAAGGCGAAGGCATCATCCTAACCGTGCGGGAGTGGTTGCAGAGGGCCGACGCACGCAAAGGCGACCTGGCCAGCCTGTGGAGTTCGGCGGCGGGGGCCGGTGTTTACGTCGGCATGAATCCCGTCCGGCCAGGTGGTACGAAAGACGAGGACGTGACCGACTACCGATTCGCCCTCGTCGAATCCGATGCCATCCCCCAGGAGGAGCAGTTCGCCGCCCTTCAGGCCTCCGGGGTGCCGTGCGCGGCGATCATCGACAGCGGCGGGAAGTCGATCCACGCCTGGGTGCGTGTCGAGGCCAAGGACCGGCACGAATACGACGAGCGAACGGCGTTCCTGAAGACCTACTTTCCATGGGCGGATACCAAGAACACCAACCCCGCCCGGCTGTCCCGCCTGCCAGACGCCAAACGGCGCGGCAAACGCCAGCGGCTCCTAGGCCTCAACTGGGGGGCCAGCGGGTGGATCGAATGGCAGGAGAGCCTCCAGCGTTCCACCCTGGGGCCGGCGCGCACGTTCGGCGACCTGCTCACCCTCGACACAACCAGCGATCCCAACTGCGTGATCGGGTTCCGGGACGGGAAGACGCTCCGCTACCTGTGCCGCGGGAAGTCGGCGTGGCTCCTGGGCCCGTCCGGCGTCGGCAAGTCGAGCCTCCAGGCCCAGTTCGCGGTTGGCTGGGCCATCGGCCAACCGGTGTTTGGCATCGAGCCCGCCCGGCCCCTGCGTTCGCTCATCGTGCAGGCGGAGAACGACGATTATGACCTGGCCGAGATGGTGCAGGGTGTGGCGGCCGCTCATGGCCTGCATCCCGAGGACGAGCGATGGACGTCGGTGACGCAGAACGTGATGTTTCGAACCGAGACGTCGAGTTTCGGGGCGCGGTTCTGCCAGCGGCTCCGGGAGATGATCACTATCGACCGTCCGGACGTCGTCTGGATTGACCCCCTGCTCTCCTTTGCCGGCATCGACGTATCCAAGCAGGACCAAGTCACGCCGTTCCTCCGCGCCGACCTCACCCCGATTCTCGAAGCGTCCGGTGTCGTCATGATCGGGGTTCACCACACCGGGAAGCCGAAGAACGTCAAGGAGACGGCGAGCTGGACGGCAATTGACTGGGCTTATGCCGGGATCGGCTCCTCGGAGCTGGTGAACTGGGCTCGCGCTGTGATGTTCCTCCGCCCGGTGGAGGGCCGGCTGTTCGAGCTGAAGCTCGCCAAGCGCGGCTCCCGAGCAGGCGCCCGACACCCTGACGGTGAGCCTGCGTTCGGTTCGGTGTGGATTCAGCAGGCCCGGGGGCGGATTTACTGGGAGCAGCAACAACCGCCCGAGGAACCGGCGAGCAGCGACGACGGAGCACGGGCCGAGAAACCAGCGCCGGCACCCAAGAAATCGAAGGTGGAATCCATCGTGGAACTCACCGCTTTGGCCGAGTTCTTCCGCGAGATTCCAGCCGAAGGCGAAGGCCTCCGGGCTATCGGCCGGCGTCTGGAAATCTTCGTTGGAACACGCGGCACAACCGTAAGCCGCAACACCAGCCACCGAGTCATCGAGACATTGCACGCCCAAGGGAAGCTCAAGATGACTCCCGAGGGGCTCTATGTCCGGGGTGAAAGGGCCTAATGAAATCACCTAAAACAGCAAGTGTCCCAAGTGTCCCAAGTGTCCCAGCGCCACCCCTGTCCCAACTACCTGGGACACTACTTGCCGGGTGTCCCAGCACCCCTGTCCCAACACCCTCCCCCCTTAAGGGGGGGAGAGGGTAGTTGTTGGGACACTGGGTCCCGCTGAGACACGGCCGGCATCCCCTTACCCCTTGGAATGAAAAATCCTGGGACACTTGGGACAGTGTAAGAGAAACCACTAGTCAAACCCATTTCGGAACCGATGGAAAAAGCGGTTCGGAAGCGCAGAGAAAAACCAACAAAACCACACAAGAAAATGAGTGCAATCCAGAAGCAGATCGACGCGGCAAAGTACGCAAAACGCATCGTCAAAACCGTCAACGACAAGGTGCCTGCCGAGCTGCGGGGCGACGTTGTTCGGCTGGTGATGGAAGAGCTGAGCCAATCGCCGGAGCCTGTGGTTGCTGTGGCTGAGGACACGAAGGCGGCGAACTCCTTGTCCTAAACCCCATGCGAATCACCCCGGAGCAGGCGGAGAAAATGGGGCTGGTGCGAGGCGTGTCCGGCGACTGGATGCAGCCGAGCAAGGCAGCCCATTCCCCTGCTCCGGTGGTGAGCCGGGCGGTAGTGCGAGAGGCGGATCTTCATGAGGAGATCCAGGCCTATTGCCGGGCGATGGTGTGGCCATGCCACCACTCCCGCATGGACAGGCCCGCGACGTGCGGGGTGGGCACTCCTGATTTCGCCATCGCAATCCCCGGAGGCGTGACGGTGTGGGTGGAGGCGAAGGCCAAGGGCGGGAAGCTCAGGCCCGAGCAGGCTGCGTGGCTGGCCTCCCTGCGGAGGGTGGGGCACGTGGCCGAGGTGGTCCGCTCCATGGAGGAGTTCAAAGCCGTCATCGAGATGGCCTCAGCCCGTGCGCAGGCCAACGCAGGACAAGCCGTATCAGTGGTAGAGGCGTCATGAGCGCAGACAGCGCACCCGAACGCTCCTGCGGGCACGTAGCGATTGCAGGCGGTAGGCAAAACTTGCCGGTGTGTAAGGAAAGCCGACTCGGCAGAATTTGCCTAAGGAATCTTTTTCCTACCGGGTTTCGCCGTGGGGACCGCGAAGAACCAAGGGAGCTGTGTGAGAGAAATTTTGACTTTTCGACTACCAGATGAAGGCCAAAAAGAAGAGCAAACCAAAGTCAACCGGCCTGTCGTTGCATACGATTTCCCATGAACTCGGCATCTCCCGCGACACCCTGCGCCGCAAACTGCTGGGCGCCGAGATCCGCGAGCCGTTCGAAGGCCTGCGCTGGCGTGACGTGTTCCGCGCATTCATCGGCGACAAGGCGGCGTCCCTGGCCAGGAAGGCACTGGCCGACGCGGAGATGGCCGAGCATGAGGTGAGGCTGGCGACTCGCGACGTGATCCCGCGTGAGGAGGTGGCCCGCTACATCCGCGAGACATTCTCCCCGGTGCGCGAGTGGGCGCTGGCGATGCCGGCGAAGATGGCCAAGCGCTGCAACCCGACCGACCCGCGACACGCCCAGGCCCACCTCGACGAGTGGGCGGAAGAGTTCCTCAAGCACTGCCGGGAGCACGTGCCGGAAGGGCAGAAGGAAGAGGAAGTGGCGGCGAAGAAGGGAAAGAAATGAAGACCACAAAGGACCCCAGGTATGCCGGCCCGGTTCATTCATTCGCGCCAGCCTGCCGAATGCCAAGCGGACACGCTGGCCTAGCCTGTGGGAGACCGGCACGTGCTTTCGTGTTCAATGCTTTCACTCACAAGGAGGAATACCTTTGCGGTGTGCATGCGTTGGTTTGGAACAGATTCGCTGCCAAGGTTGGATCGGATGAAGCCTTTCCAATTATCCAGCCACCAAAGGACAAGAGTAATTTGTGATCCCCCGCGACCGCACATTCTCCGACCTCCAGCGCCAAGCCTGCCTCGTCGGCAAGGCGAAGGAGAGCCCGTCAGAATGGGCGGTGAAGCACTTCCAATTCGACGAGCCCAACAACCGGGGGCCGTTCCGTCTGAGCGGCAACGAGTACGTGCGCGAGGTGCTGAACGATTTCGCGCGGACGGACATCAACGACGAGGTGCTGGTGTGGGGATCGCAGACCAAGAAGACAGGAACGCTGATGGCCGGTCTCGCGTGGACCGTGGTGAACAATCCTCGCGGGATTATGTGGGCCATGCCCAACGAGAACTTGGCGGCGAAGTTTTCGCGCCAGCGGTTGCAGGCAGCGTTCAAGGTGACTGCCCCGGTTCGAGCGCTCATCCCTACCGGGGCCGCTCGTCACTCATTCAAGACGCTGGAGATGATGCTCGGCGGTTCCATCGTGAACCTCATCGGCACGCACTCCGCCGCGAACCTTTCCTCGTCGCCGTGCTCCCTGGTGTTTGGCGACGAGATCGACAAATTCTATGAGGGCGGCGCGAAGGAGGCGGACGCTGTCGACCTGCTCGACCAGCGCACGAAGGACCAGACGAACCCGCAGCGGTGGAAGACCTCGACGCCGACGACGAGCGACGGGCTCATCTGGCAGGAGTACCTCAAGGGCGATCAACGCCGCTACTTCCTGCCGTGCCCGTTCTGCAAAGGTGAGGTGGTGCTGGGGTGGTCCAAGGCATTCACCATCCTCCCTTTGACCGGGTGCGAGGCGTGGATCGGGTGGGACCCATCGGCCAAAGGGAAGGACGGGAAGTGGGATCTCGAAAAGGTGAGTCTCACGGCGCACGCGGTGTGTCCTCACTGCCAAAGGAAGATCGGCAACGAGCACAAGACCGGGATGGTTCGGGATGGGAAATGGAAGCCAACGAACCCCGGCGCCGCGGCGAGCTTCGTCTCGCGCCATCTGTCCTCGCTCTACTCGACGAGCACGGAAACCGCCTGGGGCGTTCTCGCGGTGAAGTTCCTTCAACAGAAGGCGTCGCTCAAAGGCCTTCGAGGGTTCATCAATGGCGACCTGGCCGAGCCCTACGAAAACCAAGACGAGGCGTCGGCGCGGGTGGAGATCGTCAGCGGGCCGGACGCCATGCCGCTGCCCGAGTCGGTGACACTGCTCACCGCCGACCATCAGGCCGTGGCGCCGTACTTCTGGGTAACCGCCAGGACTTGGGACAAGCGGGGGAACTCCAGGCTCCGCGGCTGCTACACCTGTGACGACTGGGATACGCTCCGACGAATCCAGCTCGCGCTTGAGATCGAGGATCGGCACGTGGCGATCGACTCACGGCACAACCCCGAGACGGTGCGCGAGCGGTGCCTCCAGTTCGGCAAGGTGGTTCCGCTCGGGCACGGCTCGGCGGTACATGTCGGGTGGACGCCGTGGGAGGGCCAGAAGCCGGCGTGGAGACAGAAGGACAAGAAGACGGGGCGCACGGAGGCCGTGGGGCTCTCGGAGTACCCGGTGCCGATGGCGCGGGCGATCGGGTACAACCTGCATTCCCTCCAGTTCGCCGGGGACTTCTGGCTGTCCCTATTGCAAAAGCTTCGCAAAGGGCCGAAGGAATCCGGTGGCCTGCTGTGGGAGATCGTCGAATTCCCGGCCGGCCCCGAGGTTGACGGCGCGCTGCGTGTCGACGCCGAGACCTACTTCCGCCACATGGACGCGAAGAAGTACACCCCACGCCCCGTGGGTAAGCGCGTGGTGTGGGAATGGCAGCTCCGCTCCTCACGCTGGCCCGATCACATTCTCGATACCGAAATCGCCCAACTGGCTTGGGCCCGCCTGCATGGCCGACTCCCCTACCACCCCGAGGACTCCAATGGAAAATCGCGCACCTGACCACGAACTCCTCGACGCGAAGGGACTGGCAAGCCGACTGGGCTACAACGTGTCATACGTGTACGCCATGAAGCGGCGCGGGTTCCGGATGACAGCCAAACGAACCACCTTCGCGCTTGCCTGGGCGTGGCTGGAGATTCACGGATCACCACGAAGCGGAGAGTATCGGAAGAAAACGGAAGGTTTCGGACGAATACAGAAGTAGAGAACGAGCGGAAAGTGTGCGCTCCTGATGGTGCTTGCATAGCGCGGCACCAACTCCATCCGATTGGCGACGGGGATTTCTCCGATCCGTCGCGTGGGATGCTGCCGATGCTGCTCCTGTAATCGCCCTTGAATCGCAACTGAAGGCGGTCTGCCGCGCCAAGATTGCCGCATCCGCTGATGGCAAGACGCTGATCTCATTCGCCGCGAATGGGCATCAATACCAGTACGAAACCGCCAAGGGCATGCGCCCCGAAGCGGTGGCCGCATTCACCTCCTGGCTCTACGACCTCTACGTGGAGTCCCGCGCCGTGCTCGTCGAGGCCGGCGACGCTTCACCGACTGACGCCGAGATCCTTGACCGGATGCTCACGGCGGTTGTTCCTGTTCACGCCGTCCTCATCGACCGCTCGGAGGTGCAGCGATGATCTTGGACGCCCGAGGCAATCCGGCGCGCCAGACGGTCAAGGCGCAGTACGAAGCCGCCATCTACTCACCCCAGCGCTCGGGGATCTGGTGGCCGCTCCGTGACGCCAAGGATGACGGCGACAATTACACCCGCAACGAGGTGGCTCGTCTCGCGTGGCATCTGTGGCAGAACTCGCCAACCACCCGGGGGCTTATCGAGCGGCTGAACATTTTTACTATCGGGACCGGAATTCATCCCTTCGCCGCGTCATCGGATACCGGGTTCAACGAGGAACGGGATGCGCTGTGGGAATCCGACTCCGAGTCAATGGAGCTGACGAACGACCTGCCGTTCTCCATCTGCCAGGACGTGGCGTGCCGATCGGCGTTCGTGGGTGGTGATTCGTTCTCCGCTCAGGTCGACATCGGGGCCGACATGCCCAAGCTCGACCTGTTCGAGTCTCACCAGATCGGGCCGAACGGTACCGCAGGCAAAGACCCTGATGGCATCACCCGTGACGGCGCCGGCCGGGCGATCGGGTTCACGATCGCGAGCACGGGTAAGGTTCTCCCGGTTGAACACACCGTTCATCACTGGCTTCCCGAGAGGCCTGGCCAGCGTCGTGGGATTTCGATTCTCGCCGCGGCGATCAACACCGCCCGCAACTACGAGGACATCCTCCTCTTCGAGAAGGACGCTGTCGCCGAGAATTCCCGCGTCGTCGACATTATCGAGTCCGCCACCGGTGAACCAATCGACCCGCAGATGGCATACCGCGGGGCCACCGTCACACTACCAGACGGCACTCAGCGAGCTGCACACTATCAGAAGGTTTTTGGGGCCACGTCCAAGGTTCTCAACCCCGGCGACAAGTACGTTGAGAAGCGAAGCGACCGACCTTCCGCCGCGTGGCAGGGGTTCGTTGCGCATCTCGCCGGGATCATCTGCCTATCCACCGGGTTCCCTGAGTCGCTGATTCTCGGCTCGAAGGTCGGCGGCGCTGACACACGCCGCGAAGCCGCGATCGCGCAACGCATCGTCGAGCGGTGGCAGCTCTGGATTGCCCGCCAGTGGACCAAGCACGTCAACCACTGGTGCCTGATGCGGATTCAGGACGGCAGTCTGTCCGGCGCTCCGGACGACTGGCGTCGCGTCGAGTGGCAGTTCCCCCGGGCGCTCACCGTCGACGCCGGGCGGGAAGCCAAAAATGACCGTGACGACGTGCGCGCCGGCCTGCTCAGCGAACAGGAGTACCACGGGCGCTATTCGGTCAACTGGCTGAAGCACCGGAAGCAGGTCAAGACCGAGGCTCGTGCCCGCATCCGCGACGCGAAGTATCTGGCGAAGGACGAGGGGATCCCATTCGAACTCGCGCTCTCGCTCCTCGGTCACACCGACGACTCGCCCGAAATTGAACCCGCCGCCGAGCCTTCGAAGCCCGGCCTACCCGCGAAGGTGATGGAATGATCTTCCCAGAATCCAAATGGCTCAAGGTGGTGAACGCAGGCAGCGACACGCAGCCCGCCGAGATCCTCATCGATGATGTCATCGGTAAATCCTACTGGGACGACAGCGGCGTGGGTGAACGCGATTTCAAGGCCGCTCTGGCGATGATTCCGAAGGGTCGGAAAATCGTTCTCGGAATCAACTCCGAGGGCGGAAGCGTGAAAGACGGGCTCGGCATGTATCACGCCATCCGAGCGCGCAAGGACGATGTCACATGCCGCAACGACGGGTGCGCGTGGTCTATCGCCTCCGTGCTCCTCGTTGCCGGTGGGCGAACCATCTGCCCGAAGGCCTCCACGGTGATGATCCACGACCCGTGGACTTACTGCCAAGGGAACGCCGACGAGATGCGCCGTGCCGCTGATGGACTGGACGCCAACGCAAAAGCGCTCGTCGCTGCCTACGCCGAGAAGACAGGGAAGAGCGAGACCGAGATCCGCGACGCGATGAAGCGCGAGGCGTGGTTCACCGGTGAAGAGGCGAAGGCCTGGGGCATTTCCGACGATGTCACCGACGAGCCTGTGACGGTGGCCAGCAACAAGACCTTCCAGCGGAGTCAGGCGCGCATGCCGTCGCATGTCCTGAATCTCATTCGCGCATCCGCAAAACCAATCGCCTCCCCACCGGAGGAACAAAACAAAGCAGACAAGCCTATGAAACTCCTACTCGCCGCGCTGGCGGGGGCGAAACTCATCCCCGCAGCCGAAAACATCACCGACGAGCAGGCCTCCACTACGGTGGTTGCCGCACTCGCAAAACGAGACTCCGACCTGTCGACGCTCTCCGCGTCGCTGGCCACGGAGCGCACCGCCCGGGAAACCGCCGAGTCCTCCCTGGCTACCACGCGCAAGGCACTGGCCGAGATGGCCGTCGAGGCCGACGTGAAGGCCGGACGCCTGAAGGACGACGCCACGCTTCGCGCCAAGTGGGTGGACGCATACACCAAGGACTTCGACGGGACCAAGGCCATGGCTGCCGGGTTCGCGGATGCCAAGCCGGCGCCAACCGCCAGCGGCGTTCCGCTCGACACGGTGAAGGGCGCGAAGGAACACGTGGACCGTGACAAGGTGATTGCTGAATTCAATGCAATCACCGACGCCGGAAAGCGGGCGAAGTTCTACGCCGAGAACAAAGCGATTCTGCTCGGCTAATCACTCCGAGAAACAAGCAACTCAACTCTTTCGACTCACTGACATATGGCAAACGTCCTAGGAACCACGACCCCGGTGCTCATCGTGCAGCGGGCTCTGGAACTCGTCTTCACCAAGCGCCCCCTGCTTCGCATGGTGTCGCTTAATCTCTCCGACCCGAACGGAGAGCGGACCGCGAAGTTCAACCAACAGGTGACAAGCCGGATTCTCAATATTCCGGCCGTCAACAACTTCGGCACCGGGGCCGTGGATACGGCTTACACCGATGTCCCGGTGACCATCGACCAGTTCAAGGAAGTTCATCTGGCGTTCACTCCGCAGGAATACAACGGCACTTCCCGCAATCTCATCGAGGAGGCCGCTGAGCCTGTGGCAACCGCGATTGCCAACCACCTCGTGGACACGCTGGCCGCCCGGTGGATTGCTGCGAACTTCGCGAACTCCACAACGGTGGCTTCCGGGTGGACCTACACCAACACCATCCTCCCGCTTCGCAACGCGCTGGTGGGCCGCGGTGTTCCTGGGGACAGCTTCTTTTTCGCGTGCTCGTCCGCTGTCTACGGCGCCCTGCTTGCGGACACCACGGTTGTCGCGGCGCTCAATAACCCGAGCAATGGCGACGCGATCCGCACCGGCATGCTTCCGCAGGTTGGTGGACTCATGCCGATGGAATATCCCGGCATCCCGAACACCGGGAACATGGTTGGTTTCGCTGGCTCCAAAGACTCCACGGTGATTGCCAACCGCATCCCGAGCAATCCGACTGAGATCATGCCTGGCGTCCAGTACCCCGGCACGTTCGACGTCGTGACCGATCCCGGCTCCGGGTTCTCGGTTGTCCTGAACAAGTTCATCGGCCAGTCCGACCTGAAGGCGAACTACCGCGTGCTCGTCATGTACGGCACCGCGAAGGGCGCCGGGACGAATGGGCAGATCCTCAAGACTGCCTAACCAATCGACGGGCGCCGCGTGAGATATCGCGGCTTCCGCCAAACATCGATCAAGGAGGCAGAATGCACCCTATTTCCGTAGTGCTCGCAATCGTTGGAGGAAAGCCGGTGGTGAAGTACGCCGGTTTCAACTCCCACGACGCGGAGAAGGTTTTCACCGATGCGCGAACCGATGCGAAGAACACCGGGCTTGCGCTGGTTCAAAACGCCTACCCTCGACTGACCTGCAACCCTTCCGAGGAGGCTGTTGCTGCGAAAGTCGAGGAAGAGCAACGCAAGCAGCGCGAGGAAGCCGCGGCGAATGCCGAGGCCATTGCTGCCAAAAATCGAGTGGATGATCTGAAGGCCAAACTCAAGGAAGCCGAGAAGGCTCTCCCGAAGGCCTGAAAATGTCCGCCATCCTCACAGCATCATTGAACGCTTTCCGCGAGAACCTCCGCTTGCACGGAGAACGTCTCGCGCTTCCGTGGGGTGCTGTGGTCCTCGGCCTGGTGCGTCGTGATGTGGTTGGCGCGGCGCGCCGGGCCGGGGTTCCTGATTTTTCAACTCGGGCCTCGGTCTCCATCGAGATCGAGAAACCCGTTGAACCGATCACCGTCGGCAAGTACCTCACGCCGGCCGGATCCAACGCCGAACGGTTTCGCGTGGCGGAGATCCTGGCCGAGACTGGCTATTCCCTCCGGTTGCTCTGCGAGTCATCCAACCCCCAGGCGGTGACATGAGCCAGACCATCGACCAATTCAACGCGACGCTGGGGCGGTACGCTCAACTGTCGCGCCTGACTCCGCCCGAGGTGCTGGCCAAGCAGGGCACCAAGCTGTCCTTCGCTCTCCGTGCCCAGCTCTCGAAGCTCAAGCCCGAGAAAGGCGCGGTGCGCGAGGCGCGCAAGGCGGCGATGGCTGCCGGCGCCGGCATCAAGGTGCGACCTGGCGCGCTTGAGTTCGCCAAAAAGAGGACGATGGCGACGGCTTCCAACCTGAGCACCCGCAAGGAAGGGCTCTTCATGGAGAAGACGAAGGCCGGAAACGTGAAGCGCAACGGGCGCTCCTTCTGGCAGATCGCCGTTGACCGAGAGCTTTCCATTCGCGAGTCAGGGCGCGGGTACCTGTCACTCGCTGGTCGGATGCGCTATGTCGACAAGGCTCTGATCATGGGCTCGACGTTCCGAATTACTGACCGTATCCGGCGTGAGGTGGGCCGGGCCGGGATGGTGGTAAACCCGGACGGCGCAACCCTGACGTTCGACTACTCAAACCCCAACATTTTCGAAGGTCTCAGCAGGACCAAAGGCAAGGCTGCCATTGACTCGGCGCTGAAGGAGACGAGCGCGGACATGCTCCTATACGTGAACCGTAAGCTTGCCGAGAACGCCAGAAAGGCAGGGTTGAACTGATGGCACGCACCGCACTCACGGCGTTGCAGTCTTCCATCGTCGCCGCGCTTCAGGCGGACCCGTGGTTTGCCGGGATCCCGATCATCGCCGACATGGGAGCCCAGGCAGACTATGAGCGATTCGAGAAAGCGCTGGCTGAAGAAGGAATCACCGTGGTTGTTCACACGGTCAAGGGATGCTCTCGCGTTGCATCCGCCCGCGGCGTCGCTCTGGTTCGCGCCATGTTCGACCTCGAAGTTGTCGAGAACCCGGACAGGAATCCGGAGTCCGCAAACAAGGACCTGCTCACTACGGCTTCGAACGCTCTCCGCATCGTGACGAGTTTTGACAGTGGCCCCGGCGAATCGCAGCCCGAGCCGGAATCGAACCTCATGGATCTGGCAGTCAATGACACCGGCCTGAGGGCCTTCATCCTCCCGTTCTCGAAAATCGTTCAACTCTCCTGACATATGCCTATCTCCGCTCAATTCACCGGCGCCCTTACTGGCCACGTCCTCTTCGTTCCGGAAGGAACGGCGTTCACGGTTCCAAGCGCAGGCACCACCGGGAAGAACGACAAGCCTGGCGCTGGCGACACCTCTTGGGCCTCCGGAAACTTCGGGGATGTCATGGAGCTGCAATTCGCTCCTGAGAACGAGGTTACCCCGATCAAGGGCGGGTCCCCTGGCGGCCTGATGACCAAGGATCTCGTCGAGATTTCGCGTGACCTCAAGATCACGTTCAAAAGCCAGCAGATGGACCCGACTTTTCTGCGGCTCGCCTTCGCCACGCTGGCGCTCACCACGTCCAGCAGCCAGGCCAACCCGCTCGAAGGAAAGGCTCTCGTCAAGGGGTGGATGAAGATCCAGGCCTACGACGTGGACCACATTTTGCGCGTCATCGGTGACGTGTGGGTAGGGGTTCGGCTCACCGGCATGGAGCAGTGGAGTGGACGAAACATCGTCGGTGGCACCTTCGAGGCTCAGGTGCTCTACAGCCAGTACAACACCCTCGCTTTCGCAACCTCCTGACCTATGCCCTGGGACAACACCGCGCCGGTTCTCGCCCCAATCCAGTCCGGACTCTGGGCGTCAGTCCGGTTCGCTTTAACTTCGGGAGTTACCGACCCGCTCACCATCGCCAACGGCGCCACGGTGGACGGTCTCACTGTCGCAACTGGCAACCGATTCGTGTGCGTTGGTACGCGGGCGGATGCCGGGATTTATGTGGTTGGGGCCAGCGCTTCAACCAGGGCAACCGACGCCAACGAGGCCGCCGAGTTCGTGGCGCACCGGGCGGTCGACGTGACGGCAGGATCAGCGGACAACATCGGCCGGTGGGTTCACAAAACCACGGCAGCGATCACTCTTGGAACTACCGATCTCACATTCTCGAAACTGACAGCCGAGGACGAGACGCTTTTATCCGGATCTTTCGACAACACGGCGCCGAGCGCAGCCACGCTGTGATGCGATGGAATTCGACAATACAGCGCCGGAATCGACCAGCCTCGACGTTGCGGGTTGGGACAATTCGCCGGCAATCGGGATCACGTTTGCAACGGCAAGCCTCGTCTACTTTGGATCATCGGAAAGCGAGACGCTGGATGAAGGCCGGGCAAAGTCCGAGCTGTCATCCGTCGAAAGGCCGGGACTGGCTGGCAGCTACGCCTGCGCGGAAGGCGGATTCAAATATCTCCTCGTGCCGCTTGGGGTGGATGCTCCGACGACCATTCGAGACCTCGCCACAGGCATCAACGTGTTCCTCGCCGGCGAGGGTGAAGGCTATGGAACGGTTACCAATGAACTCACCCACGGTTCGCTTGTTATCGACGGCATTTCCTACCGCGTTTACCGCTCCGCCTACGTGCTTGGAGCAGAAATAAACCTTCAGGTTACCTGATGAAATTCGCCTGCATCTCATTTCTCGCCATCTGGTTCGCGTGCCCACTCTTCGCCGCATCCATCCCAGGTCTGCGGATCACCGGGCCAATCGTTCCGACGAGCACGGCGGACAGCAACGCCACTCACGTCGCGACGTACGGCAAGGGAGGGTTTCGCTCGGTGGCTGACGTCACTGCGCGTGACGCTATTCCGGCACCGCGCCGGGAGTCCGGAATGTTGGTTTGGGTGGAGGCTGACGGGAAGACGTACCAGCTTGGAACCAACCTGACTTCGTGGACGGAATTCGCTTGGCATCTCCAAGGCGGCGATGTTCGGGCGTTTGGGGCTGACCCAACAGGCGTTGCTGACTCCACCGCAGCGATCCTTGCCGCGGCAGCTTCGGCACAATCCACCAAGGTCTCAGGTAGCTCGGTTCTGTACTTCCCGGGTGGCACCTATCGACTTTCGCAGACACTCCAAATCACGAACCAAAGGGTCAAAATCCACGGCGACGCAGCCAACGCAAGCGCGTTCAACAACACAAAGATAATTTTCACTGGGACAAATTCTCCAATTCTAAATCTTTCTGGCACTAAGCTAGATGTGGAAGATCTGACGCTGGAATATGAATACATGCAGGGTCCGGAGGCTACCAATTCGGTGGCCATACAACTGCAAGGCGTAATTGCATCACAGTTTCAGAACCTATCAATTCGTAAGTGCGCCTATGGGATCAAGGACAACCCAGCAGTGTTTCAGTTTCAAAACAGCTTCCGGGACATCTACATCTATTCGTTCTCTCGCGCTGGAATTAAATTCGAACGACAGTCCACCGTCAGCTCATTCGATAACATTTACGTGCAGAATGCCAGCGATGGCCTTGAGACTTCGGTTGTCAACATCACAGCAACGACGGTATCGGGAACAAACATAACTTACACATTGGATCGGCTACCGACCCGGATGCAGACAAACATGATGGTGACTGTCTCAGGCCTGTCGCCGGCTGGTCTGAACGGGTTAACATTCATTACCAATATAACTGGACTTGACGTTTCAACCGCCAAAATGACCGCCCCGGGTGCGGTAGTTGACGGCGTCGGAACCTTGGAAGTAACAGCGCGCTATTGCGCGGAGTCGCCGGTTGATATTGGTTACGGGTGGGTATCAATCAAAGGCTTGGACATTGAGCACTGCGTCGTTGATGACGATTCAGCATTGGCATTTCGCGGAGAACTCAACGAGCTATCGGATGTTCATTTTGAGCAGATATATTCAATCTCGTCAGGTTTCAGTTTTATCTCTTGTAACGCCGGAAGCGGCGTGAATATCGGCAGCATCAGTATTGCGAACCTTGGATTTTTGCCCGGGACAACCAACTATCTGGTGTGGTCTGGTTTTCAGTCCGCGCGCGGTGATAAGGGCGCTCCGTTTAGCCTAGGGTTTTTGAGGGCGCGAGACGTTGCTAAAGTGGGAGCAACATGGTTGCCGGCAAGGAAATCGAATCCTAATACATATCCAGATTTGCTGTTGCTCGGCGGTTACGATCTTGAAGGCGAGGCAAGACCGTACGGAGACGCCCGGTTTACTGACGAGAATTTCGGCATGAGCAGGCCGGCTCGCATAAAAGATGGCGTCTTTAGTTCTTCAAACTCTGTCGAGACTACGATGATGCTGCGTCCTCGCATTGCTCAGAGCGGCAATGCAACGTGGACAGGAATACACATATCTCCGACAAATTCAGACTTAGCGTTTGGGTCTGGTGGCGGCTATCCGTTTCGATACAGCGCTGGAGGGTTTGACAGGTTTCTTCTTTCTGAGAATGGCAGCGCAATTTTCATTGCCGGGAATTCCAATAGCGTCGGGCTGAGCACAGTGTTTCGGGGGAATGACCAAGAACACCCATCAGCGCGAGTCAACATTCTGTACGGGCAAACAAATAACGCGAACAGGATGAACGTTGGTCCAAACTACGTCTATGTGACGGATAATCTAGGTGCAAATCAGCCGATGTATTTGCAGCTGTTGGGGTCTTACGTAATCGCCGGAAGTGGGGCGTCTGGTTCAGGCATCAAAGTTGGAGGAAATGGCAACGTGCTTATCCAAAACATCCAGTCGCTGACGACGAGCTACGACCCCCCTTCATTGGCTGACGGTGAGTCGGTGCAGGTCACAAGCGCGGGTTTGTCTGCTGTCGGGTCAACAGATCAGGTGCTTGCGTCTCTTTCCAGCATAGGAACTAATCGGTTCGTCATCTCGGCAATTCCGACTGGCAACTCGAATCAAGTGGCCGTCATTTTGCTTAATGCTTCGGGTTCCACGGTCGATCTTCCGTCAGGTACTTTGCGGATCACGGTGTTTGACTACTGATCGTAAAGATTACTAGGCCATAAAACTCCTCCAACTACGGCTTAATCGCCCCGGGATACGCTCCATGATAGTGCAGCGCCAATTCAAAAAGCCACAGATTGAAGCATTATGCGTTCTTGCATTCTGCCTTCTGTCGTTGTCGCTTTTTGGCGCCACGCGCACGGAGTATTGGAGCGGGAACGTGATCGTCGGCGGGCTCATTCAGGACACCAATGGGGTCAACTTCCTGAAGGAGGCCCCGTTGACGAACGTGGTCTACGGGCGGAGCAATGCGGTGTGGGTGACGATCACGGGCGGCGGTGGAGGCGGCGGGATCTCCGACGCTCCGAGCGACGGCAGTCCATACGGGCGGCGAAATGCTGTATGGGTTGACCTGTACGGATACTTCGCCGAGCTGGCCCACGGGCACAGCATCAGCGGCATCAGCGGCCTGTCTGACGCGCTGAACGATCGGTCGCTTGTTGGTCACGATCACGACTGGGCCGCCATCACCAACGCCCCAGATTTCGCGCTCGACGGGCACACCCATGACGCATCGAACATTGTCTCGGGCTACCTCACCACCGACAGGCTCGGCAGCGGCACCGCCTCATCGTCGGTGTTCCTGCGCGGGGACGGGACTTGGGCCACACCGCCGACCGCCACCGGCCCAACCAACGGCATCCCGGACGCTCCCAACGACGGCACGTTCTACGGTCGAAAATCGGCTGGGTGGGTGAACCTGGCAGCCGGCGACATCCTGTCCGGCACGATCGCAACCGCGAGGCTCGGAAGCGGGACGGCCAACGCAACCAAGTTTTTGCGGGGCGACCAATCTTGGCAGCAGCTCACCACCGTTGACATCAGCGACATCACCGACAACGGCGCCGCGCTCATTGGCACGATCGATCCAGCTGCCGCTCGGGTTGTGCTCGAGCTGGGAGACTCGGCAACCCGCGACGTGGGCACCGGATCGGGCGACGTTGCGGCAGGCAATCACACCCACGCATTCGCCGACCTCACCAGCAAGCCGACCACACTTTCGGGATACGGCATCACCGATGGTGTGGCGAACTCCCGCACGATCTCCACGACCAACAGCCTCACGGGCGGAGGCGACCTCAGCGCGAACCGCACGATCGCTCTCGTCGGTGACACATCGAGCCCTGGTAACTCGAAATACTACGGCACTGACTCGGGCGGCACCCGAGGGTTTCACTCGTTGCCGTCGTCGTCCGGCGATGCGCCGTGGGCGGTGGCTTCGTTCTGGGACCCTGGCACCGCTTCACCCGTGGACTGCTCAATCGTCTCGGGTTCGTCGTCCGGAGTGCATGGAGTATACCGGGCCGAGGATGGCCTGTATCGCGTCGACCTACTGAGCGCCCAACCTGCCGGAAGTTTTAAGCGCGTTGCCCATGCCGTCATCGCCTCGGGAACAGGCATCATTTTTGAGACCGGGATCATTTCCAACGCCACCTATCGGACCGCCGGAACGAACGTTTTCGTCTACGTGCGCCAAGCTGCCAGCACGTCCAATTTTGAGACTAACCACCCCGTCATGCTTCGGCTCTTCAATCACTGACCATGAAAACTTTCTGGGCATTCATCGTGGTTCTTTCACTCCTCTTCGTTGCCTGCCTGCTCACCGGCTGCGCGCAGATGGGAACCCGCCAAACCGACACCAACACAACAACCCGCTATGAGATCGACAAGAAAGGCCAGACCAACGCGATTGTCTCGGAAGTCCGCGAGACCGCCACGCGCTCTACGGGGCGAGCGGTCTTCAGCGGCAAGAACACCTTTGAAGGACTCGACGCCTCCCAAGACGGAGAGCGCCAAGGGCTGAAGGTTTCCAAGTCTGGCCAACAGACCGACAGCCTCAAAGACCTCGTGGACGCGCTGCGGCTCGGGGCGCAGATCGGCGGCATGGTGTACGGTATCCCGCCGTCTGCGCAGGCGATACAA